TTACACCTCCGTCTCGATGCGGCGGGAGGCCACCAGTGTGACCTTCTCCAGCACCATGTTTCCCAGGGTGCCAGTCTCCTGAATGGTGCTCCACTGACAGTCGGAATAGATGATCTTTCGGTCGGGTTTGCAGATAACCAGAGAGAAACCGTTCAGCTTATAGAAGTCGATGCCGTCCCGGATGGCCTCGTCGGTGGCGTACAGGCGGGTCAGTTCCACCACATGACGCTCCTGGCCGGGAACGGTAGCCACAGGCTCAGCCTCGCCAAAGGCCTCAATGGCGCTGCTGCTCTTGGTAGCCTTGGCAGTGTAACTCTGTACCACGGCCACGCGGGTGCCGTCTACCTCCAGATAAATGTCGCTGCTGGTAGGAAATCCTGCGATACTCATGCCTTTCCCTCCTTACACGGTAATGTGTGCGGTGAGCCAAATCTGGTTCAGGCCGTGGGCCACGGTGAAGGAGAAATCCACCAGACAGCGGGTGGGGTCCTCGACGTCCGCCGTCACCGCCACATTCTCGTAGCCGGTAATGATCTCCCGGGCCAGCTTGTTCTCCAGTTCCAGCACCACCTGAGCGCGGATAGCGCCGCGGCCGCGTTCGGTGTTCTTTGCTCTGCGGAACTTGCTGCGCAGAGCGTCGCGCAGGGTTGGGATCACGTCATCCACCACCAGAATGGTGGACAGATCCCGCCAGGTGCTGTCCTCCGCACCGCCGGTGGTAGTGCGGGTGGTGACACCGCGCACCACGCTGACCACGCCGCCCACCTGCTCCACAGGGGTAATACCGCCCAGAATCAGGCGATCCAGATCGGCGTCGGAATAGCGCTCCGCCAGACCGTATAGGCCCAGCAACTCCGCGCCTCCCAGAGGAATGGCGGGATCGGTCTGGGCTGCAACAGCGCCCGCCACCGCAGCCGCTACGGCCACACCGCTGATGGCATTGCCGCTGCTGTCCACCCCGCCGGGAGCCACCAGCACCATGCGCTCACTGTTCAGTTCCTTGGCTCGGACGATCAGCTTTTCCACCGATTCCTCCGCGCCGCCTGCCGCCACCGCAATACGCTCTCTGCGGGCTGCAGAGGCCTCCTGCATGCTGTCGCGCAGGTCCTGCTGCACAGCTACGTCGGTGCTGTCGCAGATAACCACCGCAATGTCCTCCTGCGCCGCCAAGGCAGTGAAGGCAGTCTCATAGTCCGCCTCTTCATCCACTGCCACGGCGGCCACGGCGCTGGCGCCGTTTTTCAGGGCCAGACGGATCAGCTCCGCCATACCCTCATCCCCGTTGAAGCCGAAGGTCTCCACCGCCTTCTCGTAACTGGTGATGACGCGGACTGCGCCGTCGGTCACCACACTGTTCTTGGCCGCAAGACCAACCATCCGGCCGTTTCTTCTGCCGCTGACCACCGTGGATGCGTCATAGGAAGAATACACGCCGGGTCGCTGATGTACTGTCACACTCATTGTTTCAAGCCACCTCGCAATTCAAAATCAAGGAAGGGCTCGTCTGCCTGGGCCACGGCACACAGCCATCCGCTGCACACCACGCTGGCTTTTCGCTTCAGCAGCCGGGCGCTCCCGTCATATTCCGTCTCTCCGCAGGAGAATTCCTTTACTGCCAACCCCTCCGGACTTCCTGTGGACAGGGCATGGGCCAAAGCCGCCGCGGTCCCCTGCAATTCTTCCCCGCCCGTCTCAGGCGCGTAGAGATCCAGCCCGAAGGTCAGCTTCACCCTGCGTCCATAGCACTCTTCCCAAAGACCGGTGTTCTCGTTGTACTGCTCGCCCAGATAGTCCATCATCCCCGCCGGCTCCGTGCAGCATTCCCGCAGAGAAACTATGGCCACCGGCTTTGTCAGAAACTTCCGCTTTTCATCGGGCCAGGCCGCCTGTGCGGGCACACCCTTTTCCTTGAGATAATCGGCCAGCCGCTCCCGGATTCGTTCCAGATCCACCTTCATGCCCTCACCTCATCTCTGGGCCGCAGCACTGCCCACCAATGATGGGGCCGCTTGCCACCCTCCGCGTGGGCCGTCTGAATGTCGTAAACCTGTCCCTGGCACTCCACCCGGCCCACATCCGCCATCAGTGGCACGTCTCCGGGACCGAAGTACAGAATCCGTTCCTCTCTCCGGTGACCCAGAGGGCTGGGAACATTCTGCTCCTTCCCCTTTTCCATCACTGGTTGGAGGAATGCGCAAACCGTCTGTCCCGCATCCTCCTGCCCATAAACGGTCACCGGCTGACCATAGCGCCGCAGGATGGCCCTCCATTCCCGGTCCATCATCCCGCCACCCCCCGGAAGGCAAAGCCGGTCTCTCCCAGCCAGGGGGCCATCAGCCGCTCGGCCAGGGCGATCATACCGACGCCGCCCTTGCCCTCCTGGGTTCGGATGGACACATCACCCACGGAGAAAGATGCCACCCAGCTGCTGCCGGTGGCCCGTTCCAGACCGTCCATGGCCACCATGGCAGCCGCCAGCTGAAATGCCTCGCCGCAGTTCTCCGGGGTGACGCCTGTCTTCAGTCGGTTCTTCAGGGCGGCGGTGCCGGCCTGGATCAGAGGGCGCAGCAGTGTCTCATCTTCCTCTGCAGCCCCCATCGCCCTGCAAAGGGCCAAAATCTCTTCCGTCATGTCAACCCTCCCTGTATTTCATGGCCGCGACCCGTTTTGGGCCGCGGCCTTCGCTTCATCAGACCTTCAGCACATGGCTGGCATCCTGGAACACCTTGGCAAAACCACCGATGGTGGTGATGGCGGCGCGCTCCAGCTGGCGGTCGATGAGCTTGTCGTACTCCACGCTGACGCCGCAGCCTTCCACCATCTCCAGGGCGTAACCCTTGTCCAGACCGATGATGGTACCCTCAGGCAGGGCGGAACAGCGCAGTAGGGTGGCGCCCAGGGGGGTGGTCAGCTTGCCGGTACCCTGGAAGTTCAGGCCGGTCATGGGGTTCTGGAACTCAGGCAGCTTGAGCAGCTTGAGCATCACGTCGTTGGAGACCAGCAGAGTGTTCATCTCGTAGGGCTCGAACTTGGACCAGAACTCCAGCAGATCGTCATAAGTTAGGGTGCCGGCAGCGGCCACATTCATGACTTCGGCGGCGTTATCGTTGCCGTCGCCGTTCATCAGAACGTCCACCGCGTCCTCCAGATAGGCGCGGGCAATGTTGGCGCCGATCTGGCGCAGGGTGACGGAGAACAGATCCAGCTTCTGATAGCGGACGGCCTCGTAGGAGGCCACCAGCATGCGGCCGCGCTTGTGCAGCTGGACCAGATTGCTCTGGACCTTGATGGTAGTGCTGGGAATGGCAGCGCCCTCATCCACCAGACGCATCTGCTTGTCGTCGCCGCCGGACTCGGCAGTGATGGAGCGGTAGTCCATGCCGTCAAAATGGGTGACAGCAGCCGTGATGTGGGGCAGGATGTCGCCCTGCTCCATACCCTGACGGACGCAGCGAGCGATGTACTCGGGGAACAGGACAGCGGAGTCTGCGGTGCGGAAGAACTTCTCCACGCAGTCGCTGCCCGCGCCCTTTACCTTGATGTCAAAGCGCTTGAGCTGACGCTGGAAAGCATCCAGACCCTCCATGCCGGTGCCCTTGTACTGCTCGCTGGGGTCCATGGACTCCAGCACCTGAGTAAAGGTTTTGCCGGCGTGGCGGTACATACCCTTGTCCAGCTTTACATTTTCATAACGAAATGCCATTTTGTTCACGCTCCCTTTCTGTTACAGGCAGATCACGGCGGTGCCGTCTGCATTCATAGCGATGACCAGCGCAGGCACGCCGCCCTCCGCACTCTTTACACCGCCGCTGCCGTCGGCGGCCAGAGTCGCCCAGCCGGGGGTCAGTTCCTGCTCGCAGGAAACGGTCATAAAGCCCTTGAACTGCACGCCGGCGATGTCGCAGCGGGGCTGCATGGTCACGCCGCAGAAGCGGTCGCCGTCGGCGCAGGGGCCCACCTTACCGTTGCCGGTCATCTTGACCACCTGACCGCCGGCGACGTCCTCCTCCACCTGACAGGTGGCGACCACAGCGCCGATGTCCTCAAACGAAATCTTGCTCATTGCTTCGTCCTCCTCAAAATTTTGTTTTTATGGAAAGGGGCCTTTAAATCAGGAATGCCCCGTCCCGCTGACGGTTCTCCTCCGCCCGGTTCTGGTATTCCAGCTGGGGCTTCAGCGGATAGTGCTTCTCGGCCTGACGGCCATAGGCCTGCTTCAGCTGCTCCAGCTGGTCGGCGGGCAGACGCTCCGCCATAGCCCGCAGAGATTCCGCCTCCAGCCCCATCCCGGACAGCAGACCCAAACGCACCATCTCGTCCTCCAGGCTCTTGCGGTAGGCGCGGCCCAGGGCCGCCTCCTCCTTCAGCTTCTTCAGCTGAGCGGCGCAGGCGGGGTAGCGCTCCACCAGTTCCTTCAGGTCGGCGCAGCCCCTGCCCATGGCCTTGACCACACCGGCGGCGGGCTGGGCGGGAACGGCCACAAAGGAGAACTCATAGGCGTCCACCGCCCCCTCCAGACTGGCGTAGCACAGGCGGCCGTCGTAGACCTCTCCCGCCTTGTGGGGGCAACTGTCTCGGTTCAAGTCGGCACCGCAGACGGAGCAGACCTTTCTGGCCACACTGCAGCCCACACTGACTTCCTTTTTAATGCCCGCGTCAATCTCGTCGATAAGGGGCTGGGTATGTTCGCTGCGCAGCATGTAGGCGTAGCCCTTCAGCCAGCAATAACTGTCCCCCGCTCGGGTCAGCACCGCATTTTCCCACACCAACTCTGTCTTGTAGATGCGGGCCGTCTGGCCTTTGGCCGACCATTCATGGTCAAAAATGCCGCTCTTCCCCACAAACATGGGGGCCAGTTCTTCCAGCGTGGCGGGACTGAACCGCTCTCCGTCCCGGTCCACCTCGTTGTCGCACAGACGCACGGAGAAGAGATAGATCTCCTCCCCCTTCAGTTCCCGGCGGCTCAGGGCATTGATGGCGGCCAGTTCTTCGACCGTGGCCGTCAGGGTCTGGCCGCTGTGAGATGCTTTGATGATCTCCATGTCATTCTCCTTCCTCAAAGTGCAGGGCCTGGGCGTTGTACAGCCGGGCCCGGGCTTCCTCCACCAGGTCCTGGAGGTTGATGTCCTCCCAGACAATCTCCGCCCGGTCGTCGTACCCGTGGAGCCGCAGCCACAGTTCCGCGATGCGGCTGAGCACAGGCTCCAGACTGCGGCGGATGGCAGTGATCTCGCTGGTGAGCATATCAGCCTGCTGGGCGCTCATGCGTTCCGTGGACGACCAGGACAGGCCCAGCAGGAAGGGAGGGATGCCCGTGCGGGCCACCAGCTGTTCCAAAATCTGACGCACCGGCACCTGACTGTCCAGCACAGGGCCGTCGGCACCGATTACTCGGATGTCCACGTCTCCCACCGCCACAAAATCACGCACCGCACCTGCCTTGGTGTACTGCATGGCAGCGCTCCACTCCTGGGCCAGCTGGCCGCACCGTTCCTGGGCAAAGGCGCCCTCGTCCTCGCCGGGCTTGTACACCACGGCGTAGCGCAAATTGCCCGAGCGCTCCCAGTTCTGCCCGGTGGCCTGGAAAATTTTCAGCAGGATCCCGGTCAAAAAGGGCATGGAGCGCATCAACGACACGCCGCAGGGCGCGTCGCCTGTGGGCTGGAAGGGAGTAAACAGCAACAGCTTCTGCCAGGGCAATTCCTCCCCGCCACCCAGCTTGCGCCGGCGCAGACGAAATTCCAGGGGGCTGTCCCCCAGCTTGGCCTCCACCTGCGTGGGGTCGGCGCACAGTACCGCCGCAACGTTCCGCCCCTCCCGGTCCAGGACGATCTCGCCCAGGCCCTGGCCGCAGGTGAACAGGTCGTCCAGATAGCGGTCCAGAAAGGACTGGATCCCCCGCTGTCCCCAGCCGGTATCCACCGTTTTCCAGAAGCGGTCCAATCCCTCCTGCGCGGCGGGGTCATGGGCCTTTACCCCCACGCCGCCGCACAGGCGTACCAGCTTCCAGATGGCGGCGTCAACCAGGGGCACCGCTTCCCGGATGCTGCGGTACAGTTCCACCTGACCGCTCTGGAGGGGCATGTAGCCCTCCATCATCCCAAAGGGATGCGCGTCCCCCTGCCGCACCTGGACTGCCGGTGCGGCGGGAGGTGCGGGCTTTGTTCGTCGTTCAAACCATTTCATTGTTTTCCTCCTGTTTGTCACGTCGTTTGTGCGGGCTCAGGACGTTCTGCGCTCCACGCTCCCGGCAAACCATCCGCTCCCCGCCGTCTCTTTCCCCGCCACGGTGGCGGCGAAGTAGCGGATTTCGTCCATGGCGTGGTCGTGCTCTTTCCGCACCCGGTCCCGGCCGTCCTCCCCCTCTTCCCAGCGGTAGAGGGCGAACTCTCGGATGGTCCCATCGCAGCCTTTGCAGATGACCAGCTTTCCCGCTTTCAGCAGCCGGGCAGTCAGGCGGATCCCGGAAAGGACCTGGTTGTCCGCCTTTTTCACCCGCCAGCCCCGGCGGCGCAGGGCCTCGATGAAGCTGGCCGCGGAGGGATCCACCACCACGGCTCGGATGTCCCGTCCGCCCGCCAACTGCTCCAGGGCGTCGGCGTACTCCTCATCCGTTTTCTGACGGTGCTGGGCCCGGGCGTCGTAGTAGTACTCCGCCACCCGGTACCATACCCCGTCCCGTTGGCCCCACAGGCCCATGGAGGTGGGATTCAGCGTGCCGTAGTCACAGGAGATGTGCCAGTCCTCCAACTCCCCTTCCGGCGGCTCTTTTATCAAGCTTTCATCAAAGAAGTCGTAGACCAGCCCTTCCGCCGTCACCCACTCGCCCAGCACAAAGCGGCGGTAAAAGGTTCCCTCGAACATGGTCTTGTACCGTTCCAGCACCTGTGGCGACAGGCCAGGGTTGTCCTCCATGGTAAACTGCAGCCGCAGAGCTTTTTTCTTCTCCGCTTTCTGAATCCATTCCTGATAAAACCAGTGGGCAGGCGATTCTGGGTTGCAGGAAAACCACAGTTTGCTCCCCGTCACCGAGCAGCGGGCAATGGCTTGCTCCACAAAGGACCGGGGCATCAAAGCTACCTCATCCAGCAGCGCCCCTGCCAGGGTGATGCCCTGAATGTGGGCGGCCGAGGCCTCGTTTGTCCCGCCGAACAGATAGAATGTATTGGTCCGTCCGCCCAGGCGGACTTTCACACAGTTTTGGGACATCTTCTGTTCGCAGCGGAACCCCATGCCTTCCAGCAGAGGAACCAGCCCCTCCAGCAAATTGCGCCGTACTGATACAATGGTCTTACCGCACAGGGCAAAGTTTCGGTCCCGGAAGCTGCTCATAGCCCAGCAGAAGAAGGAAAGTCCGGTGCACACCGTCTTTCCACTGCGCACTGCGCCGTCACAGATGATGGCCTGCTTCCCTCGGTCCGGGGAGCCGGGCCGCCACCAGGTCAGCACCCTGCGCTGTTTGGGGGAAAATACCATCTCCACGGTTTCATTCCCCCTTCTCCTCCATGGCCCGCAGGAAGCGGTCCACCTGCTCCTCACCGCTGTGGTCGGCGGCGTCCAGCAGCCGTTCCAACAGGCGGCTGCGGTCCACAAACTTCAGTTCAATGACCCCATTGGCCCCACGCTTGAACTCGGTCAGGATGTCCAGATCCAGTTTGCCAAGGCCGCCCCATTCTTCTTCCGGAAAACAGGCCAGCTTCACCGCGTCGCCTGCATCTGCGTTGGCCAGTTTCCACATGCGTTTTAAAATCTGCTCCCGTTTTGGGAGTGCTCCGTTTGCCAC